TCGTTGTGCAGGTCGAAGATGCAAGCATCCCCGAGGCTTAACCGGCCGCAAGCCAGATTCCTGGCTCAGGAGCAGAAGTTCAGGGCCTTCGTCGCAGGATTCGGGAGCGGCAAGACATGGGTCGGCGGGTCCGGCCTCTGCCAGCACTTCTGGGAGTGGCCGAAGATCGACGCCGGCTACTTCGCCCCGACCTACGCCCAGGTGCGGGACATCTTCTACCCGACCATTGAAGAGGTGGCGTTTGATTGGGGGCTGACCACCGACATCCACGAGACCAATCACGAGGTCTCGCTGTACGCCGGAAACCGGTACCGCGGCACGATCCTGTGCCGGTCCATGGAGAAACCCGGCGAGATCGTGGGCTTCAAGATCGGCAAGGCGCTGATCGACGAGCTGGACGTCATGAAGAAGGTCAAGGCCGAGATGGCCTGGCGCAAGATCATGGCGCGGATGCGCTACAAGGTCGACGGCCTTAAGAATGGCGTCGACGTCACGACGACCCCGGAGGGCTTCAAGTTCGTCTACAGCCAGTTCGTGAAGGCGGTGCGCGACAAGCCGGAGCTGGCCAAGCTGTACGGGATGGTTCAGGCCAGCACCTACGAGAACGGCAAGAACCTGCCGGAAGACTACATCCCGTCGTTGCTGGCCACCTACCCGCCGCAGCTGATCGCGGCCTACATCCGGGGGCTATTCACCAACCTGGCGACCGGCAATGTCTACCCGAACTTCGATCGGAAGCTGAACCACACGCACGAGCGGATCCGGGCACATGAGACGCTGCACATCGGCATGGACTTCAACGTCCTGAACATGACGGCCGTGGTCAGCGTGATCAGGGAGGACTTGCCCCTGACCCTCGAAGAACTGACGAAGGTTCGAGACACGCCCACGATGGCGCGCATGCTGAAGGAGCGGTATCGGGAAAAAGGCCACGAGATCGTGATCTATCCGGATGCCAGCGGCCAGAACACCAGCAGCAAGAACGCCAGCGAGTCCGATCTCACCATCTTGCGCAATGCTGGCTTCACTGTGCAGGTGAACTCCAGCAACCCGGCAGTGAAGGACAGGGTGAACTCCGTCGACGCGATGACGCTGAACGCGGAAGGAAAGCGCCGGTGGCTGGTGAACACGGACCAGTGCCCGACGCTCACCGAGGCGCAGGAGCAGCAGGCCTGGGGGGATGACGGCGAGCCCGACAAGAAGACTGGGCACGATCACCCGAACGACGCCGCGGGCTACTTCCTAGTCAAGCGCTGGCCGATCGTGAAGCGCTCGGCAACTTACGAAAAATTCAGGATGTAGCCTATGGCCATCACCGTCGATCAACGCTCAGACGAAGTCGAACGCATCTCTGCGGCATGGCAGACCATAACTGCCCTCATGGGCGGCACGGATGCGATGCGCGCCGCCGGCGAGACGCTGCTGCCGAAGCAGCCGCGCGAGTCCCAGGAGGATTACGACTACCGTCGGAAGACGGCCACGTTGTTCCCGGCCTACCGGCGCACGGTTGGCGTCATGGCCGGCAAGCCGTTCAGCAAAGAGGTGACGTTCTCCAACGATCTGCCACCTCGACTCGGAGAGCTTGCAGACGACATCGATGGTCAGGGACGGAACCTTCACTCATTTGCCGCCGATGTCATGACCGAGGTCATGGCATTTGGATACGGCGGCGTGCTGGTCGACTTCACCAGGACAGAAGGCCAGGCACGGACGCAGGCGGACGAAAAAGCCATGGGCGCACGGCCGTACTGGGTGCATTTCAAGCACGATCAGATCCTGGGCTGGCGGTCCAACAAGGTGAAAGGCGTCACGCAACTTACCCAGCTGCGCTTGCTCGAGTTCGCCGAGGAAGAGGACGGCGAGTACGGCGCAGCCTTCGTCAAGCAGGTGCGAGTTCTGCGTCCAGGATCCTGGCAGACCTGGCGCAAAGTGGGTGAAAACAAGGACTACACCCTGCACGAAAGCGGCACGACTACGCTGCAAGAAATCCCGTTTGTGCCTTTCTATGGGACCAGGCTTGCGTTCATGATGGGCCTGCCGCCGCTGGTCGACCTTGCGCATCAGAACGTCAAGCACTGGCAACAGCAGAGCGACCAGGATGACAGCGCGCGATTTGCTCGAAAGCGCCTGCTGGTGTTCATCGGCGTCACGAAGGACGAGCTCGGCGGTGGTGACAAGAAAGATGGTGATATCACCGCGGGCTCGGCGTATGCGCTGCGCTTCGAGAACCCGAACGCAAAGGCCGAGGTCGTCCAAGGTCAGGCGGAATGCGTCACCGTAGGTCGGTCTGAGCTCGAGGCCCTGGAAGAGCAGATGATCGAGACCGGCGCTGAACTGTTGGTGCAGAAGCCGGGCGAGCGATCCGCCACGGAGGCCGCCATTGATGCCGAGGCGAACAAGAGCGATCTTCAGCGCATCGTGGAATCGTTCGAAGACAGTCTGGATCAGTGCCTTCAGTTCACCGCTGAATGGTTGAAAATTCCTGAAGGTGGTCACGTCAGCCTGTTCAAGGACTTCGCCGCAGCCAGCCTGTCGGAAGCCACGGCCCAATTGCTTCTGTCGCTGCAACAGGGCGGGATCATCACGAAAGAGACGGTGATCCGCGAGAACCAGCGGCGCGGCATCCTCGCGCCAGAAATCGTGCCGGCGCAAGAACTTGAGGCTGTGAGCGAAGAGGGCCCGGCACTGGGCACCATGGGAGATAACACGGGCGGCGGCGGTGGCAGCGGCGAATGAGAAGCTGCTTGACGCAGAGATCGGGCACGCCGTTGATCAGCAGCGGTACTCAAATTGGCTTGTCCGGCGCATCATCGGGATCCTGAATAAGGCAGACGCCGATCTGATCTCCCAGCTCACGTTTGCGCTGGACCAGATGCCGCCGAGCGCGTTCTCGGTAGAGCGTTTGGAAAGTCTGCTTGCCTCGGTTCGGCAACTCAATAGCACGGCCTACGCTGCCGCCGGCCTGGAACTGACCGCCCAACTACGCGAGTACGCCAGCTACGAGGCTGGTTACCAGCTGCAGCTGTTCCAGGACGTGGTGCCACCACAGGTTGTGACGGCAGTTGGGGTCAATGCTGTGAACCTCGCGCAGGTCGAGGCAGCGGTGCTGTCCAGGCCATTCCAGGGGCGCCTGCTGAAGGAGTGGGCTCAGAGCATGGAATCCGATCGCATGACGCGGATCCGTGATGCCGTGCGTATGGGCTTTGTCGAAGGCCAGACCATTGACCAGATCGTGCGCCGGGTGCGCGGGACTCGCGCGCGTGGCTACGCCGACGGGATCATCGAGATCGATCGACGCAACGCGCAAGCAGTGGTCAGGACTGCGGTGAGCCACACGGCGGGGACAACGCGGGACAAGTTTTACGAGGACAACGACGAACTCATCAAGGAACTGCGCTGGGTTTCAACCCTGGACGGCCGCACGACGCCAACCTGCCAGATCCGCGATGGGAAGCGGTACTCCCCGAAGACTCACCGCCCGATCGGGCACAACATTCCATGGCTCGGTGGCCCGGGCAGGGCGCATTTCTGCTGCCGCAGCATCAGCGTTCCGGTCCTGAAATCGTGGCGCGACCTCGGCGTCGACGTTGATGAGTTCACGCCCACTACCAGGGCGAGCATGAACGGCCAGGTGCCCGCAGACCTGACGTTCGGAGACTGGATTCAGAAACAGTCGGTGAAGAAGCAGATTGAAGTCCTGGGCCCCGACCGCGCGGCGCTGCTGCGCACCGGAGGCGTGAAGCCTGACAAGTTTTTCAACGACAACGGGAAGTATCTGACGCTGGACGAGCTGAAGGAAAAGGACATCGCCGCATTCGACCGCGCCGGTCTGACTCTGCCGATCAGGCCGCCGCGCGGCACGCCGCAAGACGAAATCGCCAGGTTCCTGGACAACCCAGAGGCCCAGCAGGCAATGCTGCGAACCCTCTATAGCGGGGAAGGGCAGTCTTTCGATGCTGCAGTGCAGCGCGTGCGCTATGTCGCCACCCAGCAGGGATACACGTCCTCGACAGAGTCCCTCTCGGCGATCCGCTACTACACCGGCTCGGGCTATGAACCGATCAATCGGCGCATGCGGGAGACTGGCGGCACGCTGGAGGATCGTCAGTTCACGGCGCTCACTTCGAGCGGCTTGGAGGGCATGAGGGCACATCGTGGTGCGATCTACCGCGCACCCACCACGCGCGCGGTGAACGCCGACGCGTGGTTTGACCGTGCCGTTGTAGGGCAGCCGCTGGATCTCGGAAATCAGCTCCAGTCTTACTCTGCGAAGCCTGAATTTGCGGCGTCCTGGGCCGGGAATGCGGATGTCCTGCTGCGGATTGAAAACCCGAAACCAGGGGTGTATATTGAGCCGATTTCCCAGTTCCCCGGGGAGCATGAGGTGCTGTTGCCGCCTGGCTTGACCTATCGCGTCAAGGCGAAGAGCACCCGAAAGGTGGGAAGCAAGGAGTTTCGTGTGATCGACCTGGAGATCGTCCGTGGCTGAAGTGCAGAGCAAGGACCGCCGGACGTACAGCGTGTACGGCCTGTACGTGGCCGGGTCTCGCTTCGTCGGCGATTTCGGTACCGATGACGCGGTCAGTGACTACCTCGAGCTGCATCCCGATGCCGATCGGGAGGCTGTGGCTGCAGAGCTGCGCGCGGAGATCGCCAAGCGTGGGTAGTCCCAGGGATCGTCTGAAGCTGGTGCCGCGCACAGCGCCTGGCCAGCAGGAGCAGGTTCGGCAGCGCCTCAGAGCAGCACCACGGCCGGCCGCGATGCTGCAGTGCCGGTGCGGCAGCCGGGAGTTCATTGAAGCCAAGACGGGCGTGGAGTTCGTCAACGGAAAGACCCGAGGTGGCACAAAGCAACTGCTTTGCTTGCACTGCCTCATGAAGGGCGACAGGGTGGTGATCGCATGAAGTGGACACTCATCTTTGCCGCCCAGGGCCGCGAGGTCCAGACGTTCTTAGCCGATGGCGATCCATCCGAGGCGGCCCGAGCGATTCGACAAGAACACGAATGGCTGAGCGGCCACTCTCTCATCGCGGCGATTGAAGGCGCACCGCGCGTTCTGGTGCGAGACGACAACCACTCTGATGCAGAGTGCTCACTGACCTGACCAACTGAATCCGGCCGCAAGGCCACCCAAACAAAGCCGCCCCGGGCAACCTCGGCGGCTTTTTCGTTGCCGGAACGCGGATGCGGGAAGGCGCTTCGCGGCGGATGCCGCACCCGTGCTGAGGGCGGATGCCCAAGGAAACAGTAACCATGCCTTTCAAACTTACCCCCGAAGGTCACATCGCTACCCAAGACGTCAATGGCGTCAAGTTGCCCGTTTTCACGGGCGCTGACGGCAAGGACTCTCCATTTGATGCCGATGCGACCGTTGCCACCATTTCCCGCCTCAATGGCGAGGCCAAGGGCCACCGCGAGCGGGCCGAGAAAGCCGAGAACACCCTCAAGGCGTTCGACGGCATCACCGACCCGGCTGCGGCGATCAAGGCTATGTCCACGGTCAAGAATCTTGACGACAAAAAGCTGGTGGATGCCGGCGAAGTCGAAAAGGTGAAGACCGAAGCCATCAACTCCGTGCGCAAGGAGTTCGAACCTGTTGTCGCCGAGCGCGACAAGCTCAAGGGTGAGCTCTACGGCGAAAAGATCGGCGGCGCGTTCGCGCGCTCCAAGTTCGTTACCGAAAAGCTGGCCATCCCTGCAGACATGGTGCAGGCAGCGTTCGGCTCGCGCTTCACGATCGAGAACGGCAAGGTGGTGGCGAAGGATGCCAACGGCAATCAGATCTTCAGTCGCACGAAGCACGGTGAACCCGCCGACTTCGAGGAGGCGCTGGAAATCATGGTGGAGGCTTACCCGGGCAAGGCGTCGATCCTGAAAGGGAGCGGCGCATCAGGCAGCGGAGCCAACGGTGGCGGCAATGGAGCTGGCGGGAAGCAAACCATGACTCGCGCTGCGTTCAACGCTCTGGACCCTGCTGCCCAGTCGGCAAAGGCCCGGGACAAGAACCTCGTCATCACGGACTGACATTCAACTTCGCAACCACCCGGGCCGCCATGAGCGGCCTTTTTCATTTCAGAAAGGGCCATCATGGCTAACACTCTCACGGGGTTGATCCCCACCCTCTACAATGCGCTGGACATCGTCTCGCGTGAGCTCGTCGGCTTCATCCCTGCGGTGACTGCCGACATGCAGTACACCCGCGCCGCGGTCGGGCAGACCGTATCGTCCCCTGTGGTGCCGGCGGCCACCGCGTCGGACATCACTCCCGCCGTGACGCCGCCGAACGACGGTGATCAGGCCATCGGCAACGCGCCGATGACCATCACGAAGGCGCGCCGCGTGCCGATTCGTTGGAACGGTGAGGAGAAGCTCGGTCTCGACAACAACGGCGCCAGCTTCAACATCATCCTGTCCAACCAGTTCCAGCAGGGCATGCGCACGCTGGTCAACGAGGTGGAGTCCGATCTGGCGGCATTGCACGTCAATGCCTCGCGCGCCTACGGTACGGCGGGCACGGCCCCCTTCGGCACGGCTGCCGACCTGAGCGACACGGCCGGCGCTCTGCGCATTCTGGAAGAAAACGGCGCTCAAGGCCTCGACTTCCAGTTGGTGCTGGGCACTGCGGCGATGTTCAACATGCGCGGCAAGCAGTCCGGTCTGTTCAAGGTCAACGAGGCTGGCCGTGATGACATGCTGCGCAACGGCATCACCGACCGCCTGCAGGGCCTAGCGCTGCGCCAATCGGCTCAAGTGAAGCGTCCTGCCGCCGGTACCGGTGCTGCTGCGACGACCAACACGGCTGGTTACGCGGTCGGTGCGACGGTGATCACCCTCGCCTCAGCTGGTACCGGCACCATCGTGGCAGGTGACGTGATCGCCTTCTCCGGCGACAGCAACAAGTACGTGGTTGCCAGTGGTGATGCTGACGTCTCCAACGGCGGCACCATCACGCTGCAGGAGCCCGGCTTGTTGCAGGCGATTCCCACGTCCGCAACGAACATCACGGTTTCCGCCATCGGCAACCGCAACATGTTCTTCGCTCGCTCGGCCATCGCGCTGGCCACGCGCGCCCCTGCGCTGCCGGCGCAAGGCGACTCTGCCGTCGATCGGATGATCATCACCGACCCGCTGACGGGCCTCTCCTTCGAGGTCTCCATGTATGCCCAATACCGCCAGATGCAGTACGAAATCGCGCTGGCTTGGGGCTGCGCGGCCATCAAGAAGCCGCACATCGGCATCCTGCTGGGCTGATCCTCGGGCAGCAGAGTGACCATTCCCGGGGCTGCGGCCCCGGGCATTCAATCAGTTTCAGGGGTTTCACATGAATGAACCGAAGACCATCAAGGTCAAGCCCTGGGGAAAAGACCAAGGCGACCACGTCATCATCAACGAGTCGGACTTCGACCCCGACTTTCACCAAATGCTGGACGAAGCCAAGTCCGATGACGGCGGGGCCTCCACAGAGATCCGTGCAGCGCTGAACAAAGCGCTGGCCGAATTGCCCGATGGCAATACAGACCCAGACTATGTCGTCAACGCCATGCGCAACTACTTCGGTCCCATCTTCACCGTCGAAGACGAGGCGAAGGTGCGCGAGCTGGTCACGGCCCCTGAGCCCAAGCCCAGTGACGGCCTCACCGTTGAACAGCTTAAGACTGCGCTGGCCGATAAGGGTGTTGCCATCCCCGAGGGCGCGAAGAAAGCCGACCTGGCCAAGCTGCTGGACGAAGCCAAGTAAGGTGCGGCCATGGCACTGATCGTTGAAGACGGCACAGGCAAAGCGAATGCCGAAAGCTACATCGCGGTGGCTGATGCAACCGCCTACCACGCCGCGCGCGGCAATGCGGCATGGGCTGCAGTCGCTTCCGACTCGGAGCGCGAGCAACTGCTGCGCAAGGCCACGGACCACATGGAGGCCGACTACGGCCAGCGGTGGAAAGGCGATCGTGCGACGACGGTGCAGGCGCTGAGTTGGCCACGCTTCAATGCTTGCCTGAACAACGCCTACATCTCGGGCAACGTGGTGCCGTTGGCCGTGCAGCGCGCCTGTGCGGAGCTCGCGCTGAGGGCGACCCTCAATGACCTCGCTCCCGACCTTGGGGCCCAGGTCCAGGCCGAAACCGTAGGTCCGATCAGCACCACATACGCCGCGGGCGCGCGGCAGCAGACGAAATACCAGGCCGTGGATTCCATGCTGTCCGGGCTCCTGGATGGTGGTGCCTCGATGGTCAAGTTGGTACGGGCCTGAGATGGTTGGAACTTACGACCGGCAGACAGCGATGGCCAACCGGCTGATCGCTCAGAAGGGCGCGCCGGGAGTGCTCACGCGCAGCACTCCGGGTGATTACGACACCGCGACAGGTGGGGTGGTTGCGCCGGAAACGACGGCCGATTGCAGGGCTGTCATGTTCCCCTACGGCGACGAGTTCGTCGACGGCACTCTGGTCCTGGCCGGTGACCAACAGGTTTTCATGGGCCCTGACGTGAGCATCGATCCGGCGCCCGGCGATTCACTGACCTGGGGCGGCAAGACCTACCAAGTGATTAAGGTCAAGACCCTGCGGCCCGCCGGCGTGCCCGTGCTGCACGAGCTGCAGGTAAGGAACTGAGGTGTCGTCGTGAGCTTTGAGGATGATCTGAGACGATTCCAAAAGAAGGCCGGCATCCGCGCAGAGTTGGTGCTGCGTAAGGTCGGCATCGAGGTGGCGTCATCCCTGATCCTCAAGTCGCCAGTCGACACCGGTCGGTTCCGTGCCAACTGGGTTGCCAGCATTCTTGCGCCGAGCAACAACACTACGGAAAGCACCGATCCATCCGGTCAGAACGCCATGGCCGCGGCGTCCAAGCAGATCTTGAATGCCAAGCTCGGGCAGGCCATCTGGATCTCCAATAACCTGCCCTATGCACAGCGATTGGAGCATGGCCACAGTCAGCAGGCCCCTGCAGGCATGGTGCGCGTCACGGTGGCTGAGTGGCAGGGTTATCTGAAACGAGTAGCGAGGCAGCTATGACCATCGCGAGAATCCGGAAGGCATTTGAGACGAAGATGAAGACGTGGGCTCAAGCGCAGGCACCAGCAATGCCAGTGGCCTACGAGAACACGAAGTTCACGCCGCCAGAAGGGCGCTATGCGCGTGTGTTTTTGCTACCTGGCGAGACCACTTCTAACGACCTTGGCGGAAAGCATCGCCGATATGTTGGCCTGTTCCAGGTCTCTCTGCACCTTCCCACTGAAGGCGGAACGGCCATGGCATCCGCGCTGGCTGCATCCCTCGACACAGCATTCGCGTTGACGGCGCCACTGTCAGCGGATGGGCTGCAGGTGATTCTCATGACCCCCATGAGCCAGGGCCCGGCGCGTCCCGATGGCGGCCAATACCACGTGCCCGTGTCCTGCCGATACCAGGCAGAAGACGACA